CCCCTCCCCTCCGTTTCCCCAGGGAACCATAAAAAACCCCATTTCTGGGGTTTACTACAACACACAAGAGCAGCAAGCTACTCTCCTTCCTCGAGAGGGGGACCCCCTCTCGAGCTCTCCCCTTTCGGGGGCTTCGCGCCCCCGGACCTCCGCGGGGCCGCCGTCCCGGCGCCGACCACTTCCTCGCTTCGCTCGTCAGCTTCCGGCAAACCGGGAACACTAGCCCCGCCAGCCGGGGGCTGAACCTCCGAAAGGGTCTCAATCTCACGTTTGAGACCACGAACACGCTCCGCGTGATCAAGAGCGAATTCCCTTCGCTCACTAAAGTCCATGTTAGAAAAATCTTCCAACGACACCATATCATGAAGGGCATCAGGGTCATCAGAGACCATGCCCTTCAACAAAGGACGGACAAAACTATTAATGTCCTGTCCTCGATTAGTCATCGCCACCAATTCAGCGATAGACATTACCTGACGGTCACCAGGGTTAACAATCCCTTTACCGTCAGCACCAGAACGCAAACCACAAAGTACGCCAACGCGTCCAGAGGCAGAATTACGAAACCATTTTTTCATAAATCAAAAATTTCACTTCATCCAACGCCGACGCAAATAACCACAAGGCCGCTCTCGCAAATAACCACAAGGCCGCTCTCGCAAATAACCACATGCGGACGACCCATGATCCATAAGCAGTCCGGCCCCTGCGGCTCCGTCTCGCACAAACCCTTCCCTCACGGGGCTCGAACTAGAGCCCACTGTTTGAGGAAATAATTGAGCTCCAATCATATACCAGGAATAGGATTGTAAGAGAACGGACGAGACGCAGACACATCGTTAACGATGAGACACCACAATTTATGGACATCAGGATCCTGCACAGCGAAGATCCTATCCAAGTCATCGTCAGCATAGTTCACCTGCGTGAACACATTACCAAGAACAGGCTGCTCAAGAGGGCCAGAAGGAGCCCAACCGCGATTTTGAGTCCAACTATCCAAATCATCGCGGAAATCACCATGCACCTGCGACATAGCCCACTTCAAATCCGCATAACGCATAGTATAACCAAACACCTGAGTCTCGGCCTCATCTTCATCGGCATCATCGATATTACAACAGAGCTCACTACGATGAATCGCCTGCTCGCCCAAATGCTCGAACAACGGCCAAGCCAAATCATACTTATCGAAACGCTGAAACAGTTTCTCAACTCCGGAATAATTACCGCTACCATAGCGACCACCTTCCGGAACAACTGAAAGCATCGTGATAAAATACCCATGCTCATCGGCGGTATAACGCCACGGCTTAGAACCGCCAACATGAATACCGTGACCAGCCATACTGGCCTGGGGCAGATCATCGCTGGTACCTTCAAACTGAACAGAGGACAACACCTCGGATATCTGAACTGGGCCGGTATAACCGGCAATAAACTCCGCCCTCTGCAAACGCGAATCCTTGCCACGCTGACGGAACATCTGCCAATTCATCTCCACATAACGGGAACCACCACGGGACATCGCCTCCAAAAACTTCTGAACCGCCGCAGCGATACGAAACTTCTCCACAAGCAATCCTGCAGAGGCGATATTCTCAATACGCCCAGGCTCGGAAGGGTTACCTGCATACGGAGCCGCATCCAACTTACCGGCCACGCCATCCGTGGCCACACCAGCCATACGACCAACACCAACATTGGTACCGTCCGTATGTTTAAAATCGCTTTGAGCCGAATAAACTATATCAATAGGGGCCACCGCAGCGCTACCACGCTGAGCCGTAGGCTGTGCGCTCGTAAAATAATCACGCGACCACGCACGATTGCGATTCGCGCTATTAAATAGCAAATCCATCTCTCCAGCATCGGTAATCGCACCGGACGCTTTCGAGAAATCCACCAGGGTAGTAATCCCTGGAATAGCATACCAATCGTTAAATATCTGAGCAAGCGCCCGAAACGGCAAAGCCGACACCTTCGGCACCCACTGGGGAGAATCCACACTCAAAGGCAACCCAAAGTAATCCCAGTACGTACCCTTACCATTAAGGGACTGACTCCACTGAGCAATCAGCTCCGCCTGCGAAAAATACGGATGCACAGCAGTCTGCAAACCATCCGCACCACCAGTGATCCACTTCTCATAATCTTCTTCATTCCAAAGAATACGCCACGGCACAAAAAACGACTCGACTTTTACCTTCATACGAGTATAGGCAGGCCCAATCAAAGGAGCAAGCCGAATCATACACTGATGAGACACCTGGAAAGAATCTCCAGGATAAGCCTCCTTCAACATAATAGGAATCAGGTCACCCTGATTCAATGACAATTTCTTGTCATGAGTCAAATTAAACCGCGATCGCGGAATAGCGTTAGAAGGAGCCTGATCAAAAATTGTCTTCGCCATAGCGAAGGCCACTAACGTACCAGGGGGAACAAGCCAGCCACTAAAACTGATATACGATACCACTTCCAACACGCTCAGCACTGTAACGGTTAAGCTCATCAACACCAGCAAAATGATCGACAGGACTGACATGACAGAGGGCCAAATCTTTTTGTTCCTGTAAGTCACGAGCCACAAGCTGACGCTTCCTGATACGACAGCGACTACCGTGATCAAAAATCCGATCAAAATAATAACGTGGCATGCAGCGCTTAACGCCGTCCCGTTGAAAAAAATCGATTTCTCCATAGTTGTGAAAGTTAATTGAGGCCCGAGTTAAATATTGATGCCCAATCCCAGGCTTCTTGGACATCGTAGAAAAGGCGGAACACGACAAGGGTAATGATAACGGGTAATAACATAAGAAGTGACATAAGAAATACTGGCACCCGAAACCTTACCAATATGAATACGACCGAGTCCCCAAAGCGCCTCGAGACGAGCAACCGACTGAGGGATAAGATTAAAGAAAAGAACGTGATAATGAGCCCGACCAGTACGCTCTCCATACTCACCAACCAAATAATACCGAATAGGCTCGAGACCATCAAACAGACCATCCTGAAATTTTCTTAACCTCTTCAGAAATTTCTGAGTATCCGACATATTCAGCTGACACGATCCGCCAAAATAAGGGAGATGAGCGTCCGAGTACGTAAGAGTCACAAAATGACTCGAAAAAGAGTGAAAATTCTCCACCTGTAGCCTCTGAAGCCAATCCTGCTGCTTCCGCCGCACACAGTTGCCGCAATAACCACACGGAACCACCGTATCGTTCTTTAAAGTAATCGGGTTTATACACCTCATCGGATAGAAAAACCACCACGACCAAACACAGAGGCGCCCTGGGCATAACGCTTCTTAGCTCTTACCTTACCATAGCGCTTGGACTTACCATAGCGCTTCGATTTACCATATCTACCCTTCATAAAAAATTGGGTTAATAACCGAAATTCTCTTCCACCCACTTACGAGCCGCAGGAAAACCACGAACTCCCATGCGAAGGAAAATATTATCCCTGGGAGTAACTCCAGCTTTCATCCACTGATTCTCAAGCTGCCTACGCATCAAATCCTGCATCATACGCTGCACCAAACTATCAGAGGCATCAGCCTGATTAGAAAACATCTTTAAGCGATCGGGAAAACTATCCTGAGCAAATCGACCCTCGTAATGCTCACGCATATAACGAGCATCCGAAATCTTCTCTCGATGCTCCCAATCAGAAGTACGAGCAAACATCGTCCGATCCATAAATTTATTCTGCAACTGCTCACCAACCGACTTCAAATTAACATTGTTCGTCTGAGCACGAACATTATCGAGCTGAGCCTGACGAAGACGCAAATCCATGAACTGAGAAATACTATTCGAAAGATTACCAAACACCTGAGGAGCCTTATAGGCATACTGAGGAGACGGAGCCTGATAGGCCGGAATACCTCCGGCGTTACCAGGATTACCTCCACCTACGGCAAGATTAGGATTAAGTCCAGCAGCCTTATAACGAGCCATCTGCTCGGCAGGAGAATTGTAAGAATTCTGCATCTGCCACATTCCTACATTACGCTGATAAGCTAACTCGGCCATTTCCTTCTGAGCAGCAATACTCTTATCGGTATTCTCACGAGCAACCTGGGCATCCAGGTTAGACTGCTGAGAGCCAGAAAGCCACTGAGCGAACGCCGGAACGGCAGTTGTCAAAGCGGCAGCAAGAGGGAAAGGCATAGACAAATATACTTATTTTTTGAAAAAAACAAACCCAAAAACGACATACTGTAACACACTGATAATCAACACGGTGTCACAGAGCACTAATTATCAAGGAAAATTAGTGCAACCCCTCCCCTCCGTTTCCCCAGGGAACCATAAAAAACCCCATTTCTGGGGTTTAC